GACCGCTGATGATTTGTTAAATCATATAGTAAACGGACTAGGTTAATAAATTAGTAGTATAATAATCTTATGAAAACACACAATTCAGATAGAGTCGGTGCTATTAAACATAGAGCTAAGCGCATTTTTCAAAGAGTCGGTATTAAAATGACCCGATTATTTAATCCACTTGATGTAATAAGAGCTGAAGAAAATTCATCGGATCGAGATGCCTCAATTCTTTTTAGAAAGATGATTTTACAAAAGGACAGCGAATTACTAATAAGTCCAATTAGCAACCGATACTTTGTAAAAAATGATGCAAATAACATCCTATTAATCTTAGAAGAATACGAATTAGTTATTATTAATCATGTATTTGGATACAACATTAAACTTTCACAAAAGGCTTACCGTCAATTATACACAGCTTTCGTAAATGAAGTGGAGGACCGTAGAAAGCAGATGGAAAGAACTTTTAGTAAAAATGTAAAGCACTCATTACAAACGTTAATTCAAAGATTAGATGACTAAATACACAAAACTATCACTACTTGGACTATCTCCAGTTATTACGATCATACTAATGGTTGCTATTGGAACTGTATTAGCTAGATCAAGAAACTCTAAAGAAGTTCCATTCGCGAGCTCTTCTAAAATTGACACAGTTTACGTTGAAAAGCGAGTTGAGGTTGAAGTAAAGCCTGACACCGTATATTTTATTAAACCTTGTAAAAAATCACATTGCGATACAGAATCAGTTAAACCCCCAAAAATAGACTCAATACAATAATGGAAGTAAAATTCGCAGATACATTCGGAGATAGCTTAAAGCGTCTCAGGTGGCATGAAAGTAAAATTTATAAATTCTACTCGTTTTTTCGGTACGATATCGGGCGTTTCGTTAAAAACGTTTGGCGTTTTAAAAAGGCACTAAACGGTCATTACTGGTGGGACCATCATGGCTCTCTACAGTTCATGGAGATTGCGTTAACTCACATAGCTGACAATCTTGAGAAGCGAGGTCTTGAAGTAGACGGGCCTAGGCTAAAGAAGGTTGCTAAGATGCGTAGAGCAGTTGAACTTATTAAGAATTACAATCAAGATAATTATATTGAAATGGCTGAGGCTGAACTGGGCGAAATTATTCATCATGAATGGGAGTTCGAAGCGGTTCCAGACAAACCTGGATATTCTCAATTAGTCGACAACGATACTCCAGAGGAAAAAGAGCACAATCGTAAAGTTTTCAATAGAGCACGTGAAATCGAAGATACTGAATGGTCTGAACTATGGGCCATCTTACAAGGGCAAAACCGAACTCAATTTACCATGTTTGCAGACAAGTCAACTGACAAAGATTCAGCTTGGGACAATTGGTTTGATGGATCAGGTATGAAAGGTTGGTGGGATTAACACTTAAAAAGAGTATAATAACTGTATATGGCAAAACAAAACAACAAAACCGGAAAAACTCCAATGCTCGATTCGTTCGGGAAAGATCTTACTCAATTAGCTATTGAGGGAAAGTTAGATCCAGTCGTTGGTAGGGAAAAAGAAATAAAGCGTTGCAGTCAAATACTCGCACGTAGAAAAAAGAACAATCCTCTCTTGATTGGAGAGCCTGGAGTTGGTAAAACTGCCATCGTCGAAGGTCTTGCAAAAATGATCATTGACAAAACTTGTCCACGAGTTCTATTCGATAAAAAGATCGTTACTCTTGAGCTTGCGAATTTAGTAGCAGGTACAAAGTACAGAGGTCAATTCGAAGAGCGAATGGAACAAATAATTGACGAAGTTCAACAAAATCCGCATGTTATCCTATTCATAGATGAGATTCATACCCTAATTGGAGCTGGCTCAGCTAGCGGATCATTGGATGCGGCGAATATCCTGAAACCTGCACTTTCTCGTGGACAGATTCAGTGTATTGGTGCAACAACGCTTGACGAATTTAGAGGATCTATTGAAAAAGATGGTGCCCTGAATCGTAGATTTCAGCAAGTGATGGTAGATCCATCTACGCCAGAACAAGCTCGCCAGATCATCCAGAATATACGCCAGAAGTACGAAGACCATCACTCAGTAAGATACACTGACGAAGCACTTGATGCTTGCGTTACCTACAGTGATCGATACTTACAGGACAGATTTCTACCGGATAAAGCGATTGACTTAATGGACGAAGCTGGCTCAGCAGTTCACATAAACGGAGTAGTTGTACCTGAAGAAATTAAGTCACTTGAGGTAAAATTAGTTGAGGTAAGCGAACGCAAACAAAAGGCAGTAGATGGACAACAGTACGAAGCGGCTGCTAAATTGAGAGACGAAGCACTTAAGGTAATGTCAGAAATTGACGAAGAAAAATCAAAATGGGAAGAATCATTAAAGGTGAATCGCCTAAATGTTTCAGAAGAAGATATCGCATCAGTAGTTGCCGCAATTACTGGAATTCCAATTACTAGACTCAAAGGTTCTGAGCTTGAAAGACTTGCTAATATGGCAAGCTGGTTAAAGGATCGAGTAATCGGTCAGCCTGAAGCAGTGGTCAAATTAACAAAAGCAATCCAGCGATCAAGAGCAGGGCTTAAGTCTAAAAATAGACCAATTGGGACTTTCATGTTCCTCGGCCCAACTGGTGTTGGTAAAACCGAATTGGCAAAGCAGCTTGCAAAATTCATGTTCGACTCAGAGGACTCGTTAATCAGAATAGACATGACTGAGTTTGGAGAAAAATTTACGTCGACTAAATTAATAGGAGCTCCTCCAGGATACGTTGGATACGATGAAGGTGGTCAGCTTACTGAGAGAGTTAAGCGTAAACCCTATTCAGTAGTTCTATTGGACGAGGTCGAAAAAGCTCATCCTGATATTTTTCACACTCTACTTCAAGTATTGGATGAAGGCCATTTAACTGATGGGCTTGGTCGTAAAATAGATTTTAAAAATACTGTGATTATTATGACTTCTAATTTGGGAGTTAAGGAATTGCAAGATTTTGGAGGAGGTATTGGATTCTCGTCAGCTGTTGATCAATTTGAAAAGCAGAAAGAGATCGCAGCAAGCGTTCTAAAGAAGGCTGTTAGTAAGCAGTTTGCACCAGAGTTTATCAATCGACTAGATGATATTATTATCTTCGAGACTCTTAAGAAAGAAGATATTACTAAGATCGTTGAAATTGAACTTTTAGACCTGTATGCTAGAGTTAAGGAAAATGGATACACTGTTGAGTTGACTAAACAGGCAAAAGAATTCTTAATTGAAAATGGCTATGACCCTAAATTTGGAGCTCGTCCACTAAAGAGAGTTATTCAAAATCACGTAGAAGATCTTATAGCAGAGGCCTTTATCGACGGAAAGATTAAAGATGGTGATAAATTGGTGATTACTCATAAAGCCAAAGAAGAAAACTTATCATTTAAGTAAACGTCTGCAGATAAATAATCAAAAATAACCATACATAATGGGAAGATTTGGTAAAAACAGAGTGCCTAATTTCATGAAAGGTAAAGAAGATGCAATTGGCGCTAATCCAAGAGTAGCTGATGAAAATTTGGATGAAATGCATCCAGTAGAAATAGTTTCATTGGGAGATCATGGAGACGACCATGCAATGATCGTTATTAGAAGTAAATCAGGTGAAGAGCTTGAGCTTAGATTCGACTATGACGGTAACGGCATGCTAACGGCAATGCACGGAGATCATGAGTACTCTATTCCAGTAGAACTTGAAGTTGTATCTGATGAAATTGACGAAAAACTTAAAGGTAAACAAAAGAACTTAGATAAGAATCGAAATGGAAAAATTGATTCAGGCGATTTTAAATTACTTAATAAGTCGAAAGAGGATACTGAAGGTAAAGCTTCTAACACATTTGAAAATTTCGTTAATGAGTGTTGGTCACCAATGACCGAAGGCTACAGCCCAGCAATGTCAGAAGAAGCACAGAATGCAGTTAAATCAGTATGCGAAGAAATTCTAATTAAAGAGGCTCAAATGTGCGATGAAGACGCAGATCCTAACCATACATACGAGAATTACTTAAATGAAGTTGGCTCGTACATGAGTAAGTGTATGATGGAAGCAGCGGCTGAGGTTGATGTGGAAGAGCCGATTAACGAAAGAGCTATTCAATATCCAAAGGCTGGAGGAAAATGGGTAACACCAGATGCGAGTAAATACGTAGTATATGTAGGAAAAACCCCATATAAAGTAACGGTGAAGTCTCCGATCTACAGCGGCCCTATCATTATTCAACACATAGACGGTCCAAAAGAAGGTTGGATGGGAAATTACTATACGGTAACTGATAGTAAAGGACAAACTAAAGACTTTGATGAAAGCGAAATTGCTGCACTTGTTAAAAAAGAAGGAAGTAATGTTATTGAACTAGGCGGAGCATTAGGCAAAGCTATTTTTACTAAAGCTTAAATTCATAATTAAATATAAAACTAAAGCTCGGAACATTCCGAGCTTTTTTATTTAGGTTAGGCCGTGAATAAATAATCAATATGGACAATCCACATAATAATAAAATGTCATCTGGTGAAATTACTGTACCAGCCAGTTCATTTCAACAAAGAACTGATATGAATATTCAACCTACTCCAGTAAATGTGGCTGTGGGTGGGCTTCCTCAGCACTGGTTGAATACAGCGCCGTATTCTAAGCGAGATATGACAACTAATTCGACTCCATCCAGAATCGGCTCAAATCCTAGAGTTTATAAAGTCCTACGATTTAACGAGTATATGGAATCTAATAAATAATAAAAAGTAACTACTATGAGTAACAAAATTTTAAACTTCGACGATTTTCATAAAGGGTCTAACTTAAGCGATCCCAAGAAACATGCAACGGCCTCAAAACCTGATCAAGTTAAGAAAGAAAAAACAATTGATCAAGTTAAGAGTGCTGATCTATCTCAAGTTAAGGTAACTGAGCCTGATTACACGAAAGTATCTAAAACTCCTATTCAAGAGAGCTCAGCTGATACTCAAGCACAGATCGATATAATTAATCAGACCAAAGCACTTAGGGACCAAGTCGCAGCTGCTGCAACTGATGCAGAAAAGATTCAGCTATTGACTAAAATCAAGCAGATTGAACAACAAGCTGAGCAGAAAGCAAAGGCTACTAAGACTGCATAAAATTACTTAACGAAATGACGTTAGACGAGTTAATATTAGACATCCAGGATGAATTAACGTTTGCAAAAGCGCTACCTTATTCTATTCCAGAACCAGAGATTAAACGTATCATCACTAATTCTGAGAGATATTTTTATGATAACTGGAAACATGCAGTTGAACCGCGATATTTACTGATTCCTCAAGAAGTTTTTACGTCTACTGGATTTAAGCAGCACAGAACGATTCAGTTACCTGAGTGCGTAGGTTTCGTTCATGATGTTAAGCAGCCCAATTCTTCAGGCTCAATGTTTGGAACAATGGATGCGGATTTTGCGGATAATAAGTTCATTGGGTCAGAGGTATTTTTAACACCATTCATTGGGGAATCTATTATGTACAGAACGATTATCTTCTCGTTTCTTGACCTAGTTAAAGGCTTTACCATTGACACTTTTGCATACGACTACAATAAGAATACTCGAAAACTAACAATACTCGGAAGAACCCCTAGACAAAACGGTATTGTTCTAACGATCGCTAAGAAAATCCCAGCTGATGATCTGTATAATGATGAATTGTTTCAAAGATACGTAAGAGCAAAGGCTAAATTGAGACTTGGTGATCTGTTAACGACATTCGATTATAATCTTCCAGGCGGAATCAAACCTAACTACACAAATCTAGTCACTAAAGCTGAAAATGAGCTTACTCAAGTACTTGAAATGATGAAAGGCGAAAATACTCCAGACTTCTTGTACTTTGCAAGATGGTAATTAAGACATGGCAACACAACCAGTAGGAAAAGACCTATACTTACGAGCACCAGGCGATCCAAACTACCAAGAAGGTATTTATGAATCAAATGACTCAATTGAAAATGCTCTTCAACAAATTAGAATGACGCTACTTACTAGAGCAGGTGAAGTTCTTGGGGAAGATATTGGATTCAATGCCGAAAAGTATCTTTTTGAATTTGAGCAATCAGACATTAGCGCTATGGAAAAGGAGGCAAACGATCAAATTAATGAATATGTTTTATTCAGTCGACCTTACTCAATTGCAGCTAATGCATTTAAAATGGACGATATATCTGATCCATATAAAGTAGGATTAGGCTTGGACATTAAGATAGACGGACAGTCTGCGTTTGCTACAATGTTTGACCTTTAAGCCAATCTTCTAATTTAATTAACGGGTTCCAATCAAGATACGATTTAGCGGCAGTGACGTCAGCTAAACTAATCTTCGGCTCTAATCTAAAACCTACATTTACCGTTTTTCCGCCAACCATTTCAGCGATTTGATTTACGCTGATATTTTCTCCACTTCCTATATTAATAATTCGGTGATACTTATCTGAAGCGTTAGCGAGCGCATTGTATGCTGGTGAGTGTAATGCAGCAATATTTGCTCTAACTACATCTGATACGTGAATAAAATCTCTTCGCTGTTCTCCGTCATTTGTGATTGGTAAAGGTTTGCCAGCCTTAGCTTTTTCTAAAAATATTGGAATGACTGAGCGGTATGAACTGTCAGGATTTGAATTTGGACCGTAAACATTGAAATATCTAAGGCACGTCGTTTTTATTCTGTAAATTGAAGAATATAATTTGCAATAATTTTCCCCAATCTGTTTAGTTAACGCATAGGTTGAAATTGGATCAAGCGGTACAGATTCATTAGTTGGAAATAACTCAGTGTTTCCGTATACTGCACTAGTTGAGCTAAACACTAATTCCGATACACCAGCGATTCGACACGCTTCAAGCACGTTTGAGGTTCCTATTACATTTACTAAATTATATAGAGTAGGTGATTCTAATGACTCCTGGACAGAAGTTAATGCGGCTAAATGGAATACGCATTCTGAACCTTTAATGATGGCGGCGATCTTCTTGGGATCCCCTGTAATATCGTAGACTCTTAGGTCAATCGCTAAGTTTTTAATGTTGCTTTTCTTACCGGTCGATAGATTATCGATTACGGTTACTCGGAACCCTTGCTCTACGAGTGATTTAACAAGGTGAGATCCGATAAATCCGGCCCCACCTATTACTGTTACTTTACGATTCATGTATACCTAAAATTAAAGTTGTCCTGGTGTTCCTACTTCAGATGAGGTTTCTCCACCAGCCGGTTCTTCTCCAGCTGGGGCAGCAGGCGCTCCACCAGCAGCAGCGGCTCCACCAGCAGCGGCGCCACCGTCAGCTTTAGCATCATTGTCTTGAGTTGCTTGGTAGCTTCGGTTTTTAGCAATATCCTCGTCACTTAATTTCAAGTATTCTTTAATTAAGTATTCGGTTGAGAAGTAAGGTTTAGCATCATCATTCACTACCGCTTTCATTGCATTAAGGGTAGCAAGACGTTTATTAAGTAATTCCTGAGTTTTAATCTCCTCGAATACATTATCATTGTGCCATAGCATACCTACTGCATTTGAGAAACGGTGATCCGTTTTTAAATCCTTAATATCTAAGCACATTTGCAAATACAGAGGTTTGGTGATTAACTCTTTGAAGGCTGATCTTAATCTCTTGATGAATTTATTGTAGCGAATCTCCTCTCTTGAAATACCTTCCGCATTCATAGTGTATGCACCTTGACCTTCTGACCAACGTGAATATGGAAGTTTAGAGTCAAGCTTTAGTTTATCTTGAAAGTATTTTAATAATTCAGAGCCTGATAAATTTGGGCCTGGATATTCAAGTGCTTCAATATCGATTTTCTCGCCTCTATCGTTTACTGGAAGAACGTAGTTTTTATAGAAAAGAATATTAGGTTTTCCATCAACCATTAATTCTCCAGAGCTACCATCGAATGTTATATCTTCTTTTAAGGTATTGGTAAACTCACGAACATCTTCTTTGGCTTTTTGCATTGATTTTGTTCCAACTGGTACGCTTGTTTTTAAACGAATTGGCGCATTCATTGTATGCCAAATAATCTTAGAGTGTTCAATTAAACGAAGTAGGTTAAATGAACGAAGTAGTCTCTCTACGAAACTAACTCGCTTGGTTCTAAATTCATTTGAATATGAAATGTAGATAATTTGTGAATCAGTTAAGGTACGATTCATCTTATTAATGGGATCACGTTGAGACCATTGCAGATAAATTTTTCCGCCTGAATCTTTTTTTACTTCAGGATAAAGAGTAGATGGATCTAATTCCTTAAATCCAATAATATCTTTTGGATTTGAGATAT